GCCTTTATAAAACCTATATTTTTTAAAATACCCAGATTGAATTTTGCCATTTTAGAATTTTTTTGTTTAAGTTCTTTTGGTAATTCATCATAATTTTTTCTATCACTTTCTTGTTCTATAATATAAATATGATAATCAATTCTCCCATCAAATATCAAAGTCATTTGCTCTTTAAAGATATCTAATTGTCTTTTTCTATATTCATCACCTGGATCTCTATATGCCACGCAAATATTCAATTTCCTATCAGTTATCTTTTTTACAGTAGGATTCTTCCTTATTTTACTTAAATCATTTAATAGTTTATAAAAATAATCATACATACCTTCTTTGGATAAATATTTATTATAAAAATCTAAAGAATTCTGAGCAATCTTTTCACATTTATCATCATTTTCAATGCACCAATTTATTTGTTTTTCTAAATCACTCAAATCAGATTTTACAGGAACATAGTCACCTATTTTTCCTTTTTCAGTATCAGTACGTTTTAATTTATCTTGAAACCATAAAATATAATCTGAATCTACTAATAATACAACTGAACCCATTCTTAATTCATTACCTAATCTAAATGCTTTTACATGTCCATCAATATTTAATATATATTTATGTTTAGATTGTTCTTCTAATTTCATAAAATTGTGTTCCCCTGCATCAATATTAATACCACCTTCGCATTCAAATTGACCTTTCTTATTTAAATTTATTTTATTAAAAGAACCGAGTTCGGCATCGGCTTTTGGTTTGGCATTCCAGGATGTTAATTTAGCATCTAATATATCTTTACCGCCCGCTTGATACGATGCAGATAAATATGCTGATTTCAATCTCATATTAGTGCCAACAGTAATACCACACCCGGTAGCCGAACCACGAAATACTGCCTTATTTATTTTTTTACTCCAAACCATTTCAAACTTTTGTTCATTTGAATGATTGTTTTTACAATCATCTGGATAAATATCGTCTGTTATTCTCATCATATCATCTTGAGTAGGTATTGGTATATCATTAAAATCAGTATTAGTACATTGTGATAATATCGGCGTATAAGTTTCATGTCGATATTCCTTTTCTAAAATATTATTACCTAATAACTTATCATATGGTTCTTTCAAACCTTTTCTAAATACAGGAAAATCCCTCGGTGAAAAAAAGAAATCCATATCATTAATTCTTTTACCTTTTTTATTCATCTGTTTTAGTAAATTTTTTAAGAAATATTTAAAGGGTACTTCTGTTTTATCACCTTCTTGTAAATATTCTTTGCCCTTATTACCTTTGCCTTTGCCTTTGCCTTTACCTTTGCCTTTACCTTTATTTTTATTTTTATTACCTTTTCCTTTTCCACCGCCCCCTTTTCCCTGACCCTTTCCATCATCTGATGTAGATTTTAATTTATTCATAGAGAAAAAACAATTATTGGCATACCAAAAGTCTGGATCCGATACATTATGATATCTAGATGTCAAATGATCTAATAATTGTGGATTCAAATCTCTTAACACATGTGCCCAATTATTTTTATAATGTATATTACTAAATGGTAAATATGTTTGTAATTCATTATCTTTAATAGATACATATATTCCTTTCTTAACTTTATCAAATAAATATAAAAATGTTTTATATGTTGTATCTAAATTATATCCATTATACAATTCACGGCCTTTTATAGGTATAGATTTTTGTGGATAAGATAATAATCTAGAATTTAGTAAACCATATTTTTGAAATTGAAATATATCACCGGCATGAAAATATAATTGAATAAATGATTCATATTTTGGATTTGTTTTAATTTCATTTAATTTATTTATATAATCACCTCTCTTATTAATTTTATCTAATGATTTCCAAGATATAGATTTTATACAGTCGAGTTCTTCGCCTTTGGTAAATTTATCTTTTCTCAAAGTAAAATTGTCTAGATCTAATATTTTAACTAAATCCACTTTAGACATTATTAATATATATATTATAAAATAATTTTATTTTTATTACTATATATAAAATTAAATATCTCTTCGACAACTTTTAGTTTATAATTACTGTAATCTCTTATTCTTATTGAGCACTCATTTCTTGTGAACCATTTTATTGCACTAACTTCAGATATCTGATCTTTATTTTTTTTATCAATTAATAATTTATAATTATTATCTTTTATTTTTCCAACATAATAAATATTTTTATAAACTGTATTATTAGAACCTATATACTCTTCACTGAATGGTTCGATTTTTAATAAAGTATATTGATTTGGTGAAATATTAGTTTCTTCTTCAAATTCTCTTTTGGCACATTGTAAATCTGTTTCATTTAAATTACGCCGACCTTTTGGGATTTCCCATTCATTATTTAAATAATTTATAGTCGAATTACTTACAAATCTATATATGTCTAAATCCTTGAATTTATAAAAACTTCTAATATAATCTTTTTTAGAACTTATATTACTATACCATAAATTGTTCCATAATGTACTAAATTTATTATTTAATAAAACTTCTTTCTCCAATGCGCTCATTCTATTGAATAATAATTGAATATATCCAGGATTTTCTAAATTATATTTACCTCTTACAAATTCAATATATGATATGGAATCTTTTCTTTCAATCATAACTATTTCATCATTATCATTTAATAATGCTACCCCATAACTTAATCTGGGGTATAAACATTCTTTAAATTTGTGACCTCTTCTTCCACAATTTCTGCAATAAATATTGTTCATTGATATTTAAAGTCATTATATTTTTAAATATAGCATTTTAAATTTGATAAATATTAAAGATAATTATATAATAATATAAAATGGATTCAAAATCACTTACTAAAACGAGTTTCTGTAGTAAAGAAATTGATAATATCACTAATAATGAACTCAAAAAACATATCCTAGATGATATGTTTAATAAAACAAATATTACATATAAAACAAGATATGCTAAAATGTTTAATCAACAATTCCTAAAAAATTTTAATAATCCACATATCTTATGTTTAAAAACAATTGGTTCCCCATATTTATTATATTGTACTCAAATTAATGATGTAAATTATTGTTTTCTTATCGATAAAAAAATTAAAGACGGATATGATTATCCTAAGATATTTCTTGTCCACTATAGATTTAATGAAGATATCTTTAATGGCACACTATTTGAAACTGAACTATTAAAAAATAATGAGGATGAATGGTTCTTATTAATTGGAGATATATATTCTCATAATGGTTCATCAATTTTCAATAAACAAATTATTGAAAGAATGAATATTGTAAATGAAATTTTTACAAATAAATATATTGATGATTCATTTTGTAATATTTGTCCAATAATGATTAAAAAATATTTTGATTATTGTGATATTGATAATATTATTAATGATTTTATTCCTCGTTTAAATTATAGAGTAAGAGGCTTTTACTTTATTCCATTAAAAAGTACATATGCTAAAATATTATATTTCTTTAATGATCATGACTACAAAAAAATCAACTATAGGAAATCAAATAATATTTCATTTAGAATTATTAAATCACTGAAACCCGATATATATGAATTATATCTAAATAATGAAACAAAGAGTTCATTAATTAAACATAGTTATGCGTCTATTCCAAATATTAAAACATCTAAATGGTTAAAAGATTTAACAGATGTAAAAAAAGATGTTAATGTTGAATGTTATTTAAATAAAGAATTTAATAAATGGGTCCCTACTAAAGAAACTAATATTGTAGACTGTATTAATGAAATTAATTAAAATTATCTATTTCTATTATTCTTTTTACTATTTTTTTTTTTAGATCTTTTATTAGATCTTTTATTAGATCTTTTGGTAGTTTTTTTATAATATTTTTTACTTTCTTGTTTGATACTATATTTTCTTTTAGTATTTTTCTTTTTAGTATACTTTTTTCTATTTTTTTTACTATTTTTATTTCTTTTATTTTTAGTATTCTTCTTTCTTTTATTTTTGCCACCACCATAAGCAGAACAAAGACACCCGGAGTCTGTGGTAACCTCAGCCAATTCATCCTCCACGGATGGATGAACATCGGTCCCCTCCCCCCCCGGCCCCGGATGACGAGAAGCCGCAGCCGGGGCCGGGGGGAGGATACTCTCCTCTCCCTCCGATTGCAAGGAGCCGGCTTGCGCGGGTGTATTTTTTTTACATTCCGTTTTTTCTAAAGATTGCCAAGTCCCCTCGATAGTTGGGGAGCCGGTCAACTGTTTATAATTTTGAATCATTTTCTCTCGCGCCGCACCAAGTGCTTGAATAGCACCGTCGGCCGTCCCGTCCATCCCTTTAGTTGTCCAATCGCCTAGGAGTTGAAGAAAGTCCGGCTTGGTATCCCTTCCCGGGTCAAAAAATGTTACATATTTTTTTAACTTGTCTGGTATATTAGTATATTGTACCATTCGTTTCAAAATTTCACTTTTTAACCGTAACCTTTCTGTCTCTGCAGCATTACATCGGGCATCATCTGTATAGCCTGCCACCCCCCCCACCCATTCGGCCGCCTCCTTCTTCAGCCTTTCAAAACCACGGTTCCATATCTGGGCCGGGTCGCCGGAGATCCTGGCTTCCGTCATGATATCATCAAATAAGGCGTAAACGGGCTGCTCCTTTGCGTCCCTCCCGTTGACACCCACCTTATCGACCTCCTCCATAATTATGTTTTCTTTTTCCTTCACCCAATCGCCATAGGGTTTTGCCTCTGTAAATTGCATGTGTCGGTCGAGCGATTTCTTCCATTCATTATTCAATTGTAATTCCGTCTCATCCATATATATATTATTAAATTAAAAAAAATATTATTAAATTAAAAAAAATATTATAAAATTAAAAAAAATATTATAAAATTAAAAAAAATATTATAAAACAGTATTTATTATATTAATAAAATTAGTTAGTTAGTTAGTTATTTCTTCAAAATCACTATCTGAGAAATCAGTTAGTTCTAAATCGGGGCCCTCTCGGATACGCATCTTCTTCTTCATCATTAATATAGTTATCATCTGATGTATCTGTGACAGAGTCATTATTTTCATCCGATACGATAGACATATCACTTCCTGTATTATCAGAAGCATCATAATCACTGTCTTCCGACTCATAATCAATAATTTCATTTATGATATTTTTTCTAGGAGCACCTGGGGGAGTAGTCATAGAAGGTCTGACTCTATTTTCAGGGGTATTAGGGGGCGGTGTATCGGGTTGCTCAATATTGTGAGGCTTAAATACAGTCCAACCACATTTCTTTTGAATTGATAGTCCATACATATTGTCCAAAAGTTCCTTCATTTTAAAGATATTGTCATCGATTATTTCATCATTCCCATCATAATTAAAATATCTCATTTCACTGCGAATACATTC